GTGACCTACCGTATGGCACCACTCGCAACAAGTGGGATAGCGCATTGCCGCTGGAAAGACTTTGGCAAGAGTACAAACGCATAAGTAGGGGTGCTATAGTTCTGACTGCTCAGTCACCTTTCGATAAAGTCTTAGGTGCTTCAAACCTTCCCATGCTGCGATATGAATGGATATGGGAAAAGACGCACCCAACAGGTTACTTGAACGCCAAGCGCGCACCGATGAAATCTCATGAGAACATTTTAGTGTTCTACGCCAGGCAGCCAACATATAACCCCATTAAGACCTCAGGGCATAAACGCAAGACGGCGACAAAGCGCAAGGATGAAACACCAAATTACGGCCGCCAGAATTTCACATCGCTGCCATATGATTCAACAGAGCGGTACCCTCGCAGTGTAGTAACATTTGCAAGCGACAAACAGCGAAGCTCCTTGCATCCAACGCAGAAGCCTGTAGCTCTTATGGAGTATCTGATAAATACCTACACAAACGAAGGCGACACAGTGCTAGATAACTGCATGGGTAGCGGAACTACTGGGGTCGCTTGTGCAAATACTGGAAGGAGATTTATAGGTATGGAGATGGATGATGTTTATTTTAATATTGCCAGCAAAAGAATAAAAGAATCTTTCTCTGCTAAATAAGCCCCTTTCGGGGCTTTTTTATTACTGCTCAATCAACATCGCTTCAACGCCAGTGCCGCCAGTAATGGCAATAACACCAGCTAGGAATGCTTTGATATCGCTCAGGCGAACAAATGCAGAAGCACCATCCGCAATCACGATATCCTTACCGCCAGCAACGCTGATAGTGCCGCCGTATCCGCTCGGTGAAATCGTGGTTGCGTTAGCGCCATCAATGTTCACCGTTTTAGATGAGCCTGTGTCGTTGCGCAGAATCAGCACCTGAGACTGCGTTGGCTTGTAAACCAGCGTGTCAGATGCGGTCAGCACCGTGACGGTCAGAGTGCCTGGTGCGCCAGCACCACGCACTGAGGTTGGGGTGATAGTTGCCATTATGCAGCCTCCTCAATGGTAACTGTGTCGGAGTTGGCTGGGTGCAGCTCCATGGAGAAGGTGACGATGTCATTAGTGCCAGCGTCGCCGCTCAGAGCCGTGATGGTCGCGTACATGATCATTGTCACCGGGCCGAAACCAAGCCGAACCCATACGGTAGGCTGGCGGCGCGCTTTAAGCTCAGTTGCATAGTAAAGAACCATGCGACCAAAACCATACTCGTCAGATTTATCATTAGTACGCACTTCACCTTCAGCGGTAATAGTGAAATCTGAGTTGGTCACCAGAGACTCCTGGAAGCCGCCAGTGTCGTCAGCCTCAGAAGTCACTGTGTTTGGACTGAAATCAAAGCCCTTGGTTGTCAGTGCGCCTGCATATTTCCACTCAGCCTCGGTTGGCAAGACATCTGGGCAGCCATCTGCGATTTCGAGTGTGGCGTTGCGGCCAACTAGCTTGATCGTATCATTAGGGCAAATTGCCATGTTCTTATCCTCTAACGTTAAAGTAAATGCTATAGCGCCACGATTATATCACAGCAATGATGATGCTTGACGGCAGTAGATAGCCGTAGTATATTTATCTCAGCCGCAGTTATGTGACCGACTGTGAGGGGGTTTAACCAGCCTGGCTATTAGGTTTGACGCTTCGGAAAGACGAAGGCACAACAGTCAAGAGCATTGAGTATGTGCATTAGTAGCCCCCACGACTCAAGGCTAAACGATGCAAGCAGTGCTCTTTCCGTTGTGATGAATGCGGGTGATAAATCTCTCCACCTAACAGGATGCAATTAGCTACTGCATTTAAAATTACTGAAAACGCGCCGAGAGGTGTTCGGCCATCACAACCAAATCATCCCTGCACCACCACCCTTTAGCCGCCTAGTGCGGCATTTTTTTATTCTCCGTACCGGATGAGCAGTGAAATCTGGATGGCAACTCGCTTTTCTTCGGTCTGCACTGGCGTCGGGAATGGATTCAGAAGGCGCACATAGCCCAGGCATGAATCAACAGCATGGTCTTTCACATACTGCATGATTTCCCGACCGCGCGTCACTACATCCCTCAGGTCAGTTCCACCCTGCACGCCCAGCACCCAGACTGTAGCGAAGTAATCGTTCGACAGGTCGTCAGTAACGGATGTCCCGCCTGCTGGCTGAATAACAATAAATTTATCGGTCGCCTTTCCACTATCGCGCCAGAACATTTCCTGAACCTTGTAGCCATCAGTCAGGCCAGCATCTTTCAGGTACGCAGTAACGCGCTCTGTCATGTCAATCATCTGCGCATCTCTCGCATAATAGCGGCATCAACCATGCTGCGGGTGTTCTCGACTGCTTTATCTAGGAACTTGCTCTCCCCGTTTGGGCCCCAGTACGCACCATTACCATTTGCCCGCGGTTGGCCTTTCAGTTTGCCGCTGGCATTGTGCACGTAAAGCGCGTAGTTGGCGGAATAGCCAATCCGCCCTGTAACTCTCGTACCATTCACATCAATGGTGCGATACTGGCTGTTAATCAGCGTACTGGTGTCGATGGGAGTCATGCTGGCTGCTTCTGTTGCAATAATGATACTTGCACTGGTGAGAGCCGTCACAATCTTCTGCGAAGAAATTTCATCGACAATCTTATTCAGGTTTTGCTGTGCCTGCTTGAGGCCCATCAGTTTGCCAGCCATGATTACCCCGTGATGATCGCAAAATCAGGTGGTTCAGCTCTGTTAAAAGTATTGCCAAAATTTACAACGTTAATCACTTCCTGTGCTCCAGCATCCAGCGGATTCAGCTCAACTGAGATGCCCAGCACGATATAGTCATGCTCCTTGATACCAACGTACTCTGTCCAGTATGTGTCTTTGGCGACTATTTCATTGCCGGACTGGTCGGTCATGACTTTGCCGTTAAATCCGTAGTCACACATGATTGCCACTGGCGCAGAGAATCCACCCTCAACTGCCATCGGGTCATCTTCATCAGGTTCCTGACGATGCCATATGGTAGCTGGTTGTGTATAAGAGAACCGGGCTATGGATGTCAATTGAAGCACCTCCGCGAGCCAGTTACCACCTTAAAAAATGGCTTGGCACTCTCGTTGGGGTCAGCAACCAAATCGCCTGTGCATCCTGCAGGGTCAAGCAGGCGCATCTGGTTGTACATGGATGACCATGGTTTCGTGCCGTATGCGAATGACTGGCTTGCGCCTGATGGGGCTGACTGGCTGGTAACATAGCGTCCTGATGTCGATGTCGAAAGCAATAGCGCAGCATATAGAAGGATTGCACTCTGGCGGCACTCATCGCCGGGATAATTCAGCTCCAGGCACTCAGTGATTGAATCCAGCAGGCATAACACGCCAGTCGCCTCAATCGCACTCATGGTAACGCCGCGCCCGGACAGCGCAGCAATCAGTTCTTCAGTCGTTGGTGCGGCCATACTTTTTCTCCATGCGAGCTTTCCACCACATCTCAAAGATGTTTTTTGCCACGAGGGAAATGGCACCCGCGATAGAAGCTACAGCCGCCCATTCAGCAAGGGTAAGGCTCATAAATCCTGTCGCGTGGGCCATTACAACTTCAGTGCCAGCCGCCTTAAGTCCCAGGCCAGTGCCGATAGAGGCATAGCCCGCCTTGTCAATTATCTGACCCGCCGTGCCGCCGATCACCTGTTCTGCTATCTGACGCAGATTTTCGTTCATTTCTGACCTCGCTGATAATTCCCGACCAGACTTTATAGATTCGCCATAGAGCGAGAGCGATGACTAAAAGGCCAATTAAGATATCCAATTTCGCCGCCCCATTTGGTCGCAGAAGAAAGATTAACAAGATGGATTGCGACCACCAGGAATGCGTACTCTGAATGTAGCGGCGTTTCAACTGGTGTGACGTACTGCCAGATGAATGATTCAACCGAAACAAGCCATTCGTAAATGCACATTGATAGTGAACACAGCGCCAGACGTGGCGAGTTGCTCAGGAGCATTGGAGGTATAAGCCAGATCATGCTTTGCGCCAGGTAATAGATGAACTCCGGGCTGTTTTTGTCAGTGGATAGCCAGTCAACCAGTGGCGAACCAGCCAGCACGTTTGACATCAACAGCGCCGGAAGAAACATGACGAATGCCAGCCTTCGCGTCACGATAACGGCGAGCAGGTACATAACCGCAATAGTGATGTCCAGGCTGAGCATATTACTTACGACCGCCGCGAGATGGGCCGCGCGAGCTGCCGTTAGGTTTGACTGGTGCTGATTTTGGCTTTGGTGCTGCCGGTTTTGACTGTGCCATTTAATTAAATCCTCATAAAGTTGGTGCTGCGATTGTATCACATGTTGACAGGGCTATGCCTATGACGTAGATTAATTGACGTAGATATTAATTATAAATGTGGAGATGAAAATGAAACTGATTGATTTGTTAGTGCAGGAATTGCCGAAGATTGGAGGGTGGGGTAATACTGGTGAGCATTGTGTTCAGGATTTTAATGGAAACCTGTGGTTTTATAAAGGAGGCAGGCCAGAATACACATCTGGAATATGGGCTGCTGACTCCTTATCGCCAAACTTTAACTGGACGCGATGGGGTTTATGCATCACAAAAGCGATCGACAATTCACACTCTCATGTTTCACATGAGCAATACGAAGCCGCCCTTGCAGCATCAAAGCAGCCTGTATGGAACGGCGAAGGGTTGCCGCCGGTCGGGACTGAGTGTGAATGGCAAGATACGAACACTAAATGTTGGCAGAAAGTAACGGTTGTTTATTCATCTGAATGGGTGACCGTTATCAGAGAAGATAAAGATGTGGATCCTGTTGAACTGGCTATCGAAAATTACGGTAGCGAACGCAGCAAAGAATTTCGCCCAATCCG